CCAAAGCTCGGAGCAGTTCCACCTCGATATCCTGCTGGGGGCGGGCATGCTGGCGCGCATTCCAGGGAAACACCGCGGGCTGACGATCACCGAGGCAGGGCTGGGCGTGCTCGATCAGGCGGAACTGGACGGGGCATGATCAGTCACGATGCAACGCTGGTGGCGTTCGAGCTATCACGATGCCAGGGCGGCGAGTGCAGCTGGGATGAGCTAAAGGAACGCTGCGCGGATACGCTGAGGGGCAGCTTCGATGAGGCTGTGGATAACTTGAAAGCTCTGGGGCTGGTGACAAGCTGCTGTAAGCAAGCAGCTAATAGCAAAGCAGCTAATAGCAGCAGCTATAAGCTAGCTACTAAAGCTATGTCAAGCTCTAAGCTAGCTAATAGCGGCTTAAAGCAGCATCATCATACTACTTATATCTTACTTAAAGCAGCTAATAGCAGCAGCTATAAGCAGCTGCCCAGCGAAGCGGAAGTTTTGCGTGTTGTTGGTCGTGCCGTCGATCGGCGAAACTTTCACAGCAATTACCAGGCGGTCGTCTCGGGCAAGCGTGCCAGACGTGACGCTATCGTCGAGGCCGGCAAGGCACTCAACCCGGCTGATCGCGCTGACTACTGGCGTGCAATCGGACGTATGGATGAAGAACAGCAAAACGCTTACCGCAATCGACTTGCACAACCTGCTGCTCACCGCAGCTGAGACGGAGCGGCGCATGCCACCGGCACTGCGGCAGGCACGCATCGCGTGGTGGCCTGACACCCTGCCCGAGTGGCTGAGCTATCCCAGTGAGCAGACATATACCTCGCTTGGTGCCGCCATGACCGAGCAGGTGACGGCGTATGACTTAGCGGTTCGCATTGTCTGTGAGCAGCCAGACATCGAGCACCGGCAGCTGATGTGGGCGGTGGCGCACAGTGCCGCTTTTCGCGAACGCGGACCGGCATGGCGCAAGCTCGCCAAGCTGAAACACTGCGACCGGCGGACGGTCAAGCGTCTTTATCAGCAGGCAATCAACGACACGGTGAGGCGGTGGAACCATGCAAACAAGACGCGCAAGCCTGCTTGAGGCGACGACAAATGTCGCATGTGGGATATTGGTGGCCTGGGCGGTTACCTTCGCTGTCTTCCCACTGTTTGGCTACGAGGCGCGGTGGGACAAAAGCTTAGGTATCTCGCTGATCTTCACAGTTGTTAGCTTGCTACGCAGCTACCTGTTGCGGCGGCTGTTCACGCAGTTCGAGGCCACGGGTTTAGGGCGCAAACAGCTGTAGCAGGTGTTGCCAGTGTCCCCAAAAGGTGTCTTAGCTTTCTATTCTGACAAACGTGTTTCCTCTCTTAAGAAATACTTAAAGCTGGCCGCTTGACCTCCCTTTCGGCCAGCTTTTTCTGTAGCGTCCGTCTCCGTGCGCTACAGGGGGCGCCCCCGCCAGGCGTCCCACCCTTTTCGATGAGCACATGAAAGGCAAGCACCTGCCAGGTACGGAAGACCGCATCGCAGCCTATCGGCAGTGGCGCTGGGACTTCCGCAGTGCCTATGTAAGCGACATCGACCAGCTTGAGTGGCGCGTCATCGATGGCAAGGTGGTGCCGGTGCTGTTGCTCGAGCTAACGCGGTTCGATGGCGACAACCAGCCGGGGCAGGGCTACCTCGATGCCATCACCGCAAGGTTTCGCCGCGGAGGCCAGGGCAGGGCAGCGATCACGTTCGCTGACATGCTCGGTGTCGATGCCGTCATCGTGCTGTTCCGCTATAACCTGGAAGACTTCTGGCTCTACAATCTGACGATAGGCGAGGGCTGGTATCATCTCGGCAGGGATGGCTACCGGCACTGGCTCGAGGCAAAAAATGGCAGGACGACTGAACAAGAAAAAGCTGCTGCGCATCTGCGACGAGCTGGCAAAGGGCAAGAGCCTGCGGAGCATCTGCGACAATGACGCCACGCAGCCGCACTGGGTGACCGTGCTGCAGGCGGTGCAGCGCGATGAAGAGCTTTATGAGATGTACGCGAAGGCTCGTGCTATCGGCGCTGAAGTACTGGCAGACGAGATGCACGACCTGGCACGGCAGCCACTGCCGACGGATCTCGATCCACGCCACATGAATGCCGAGGTGCAACGGCGCCGGCTCGAAGTCGATACACTCAAGTGGACATTCAGCCGGCAGCAGCCTCGCGGCGTGCGCCACAAGAAGGAAGATGTCGACGCGCAGCCGGCTACCATCACGCTGCAGTGGGTCGACATCGAGGAGCCAGTGCCCGAGAAGCAGGCGGCGGACGTCATCAAGCTGGTGCCAGGCGATGCCGAAAAGGGGTGAGTACTCCGCAAGCGCAAGCAAGCGCAGCAAACGACAGCGAGCATATAATTCAAAGCCGGGCTCCAAGAAGGACAGGGCTGCACGCAATGCAGCGCGGGTCATTCTGAAGGCGAAGGGCACGGCGCAGGATGTCGACCACAAGGATGGCAACCCACGCAATAACGCGCGCAGCAACCTGCGGCTGTTGAGCAGGAACACTAACAGGTCATAGCAATGAAGAGACGCCGTGACCCGGTTGCCAGGCAACTGAGACGTAAACGATATCGCCAGCGAGTGGTGAAGTCGGTGAAGACATACTCGAGGAAAGGCAAGCGTTATGATTGAACTGCTCTTTGAGCCCGTGCTGCTGGAGAGCCTGATTGGCTTTGCATTCGCTGGGCAGATGACAAAGGAGACGCAGCTAGCCATAAAGAGAAAGCAGCTCCAAAGCTCGAGCTCGCGCGAGATAGCGATGGCGCTCACGCCGAGCCTGGAAGATGTCGCACAAGGGCGCCGCACGCAGAAGCAGATGAAGGCGTACATCCTGGGCACGGAACCGAAGAAGGTAACCAAGGCAACGCCCAAGGCTGCAGTGGCAGCTGGCGGTACTGGTGGGCTCATGCCGAACCCAGTGGTGTACATTGGCGGCGACGTCGGTGGGCAGGTTGCGCCAACCGTTGGTGGCACTGGTGGTGCAGCAACGCAGACCGGGGACCCTGACATGGTGGTCAAGAAGAAGAAGCTGCTGGGTAGCTAGGTGTGGAGAGTTGTTAGCGCGGCGCGCTGCATATCATTTCGCGCGAGGCTGGGAGGTTGCGTCTCATTCTCAACCATACCCCAAAAGCTTTTTGATTTTTCCGCTACTGGTTCGCTACCGATTGAGCTGTAACCAAGGGTGACCATGGCCTGACCTACAGGCTGATGACCTGATTGCCTGGCGGAAACATTTATATTTGGGGACGCCGACCCCCCCCGTACCCCCCAAAAGTAGGGCGCCGGTTGTTATAGCGATAATATAGGTTTTTGATGGAGCCACTCACACACACAGACGTCGTTTACTCTGCGTTTACCTTCCGCTCGCAGCAGGACAGCTACGCGCTGATGGTAGTCGTAGACGGCTTTGAGGATGCGGAGCAGGCACAGTCGCATCTCCAGGCATTCATGCCACTACTGACGATGGAAGCGTCCACCACGGTCCACTAGCGGGGAGAAGGTTATGCCAACGGTAGGAAAGAAGAAGTTTGCGTACACCAAGGCCGGCAAGAAGAAGGCCAGGGCGTATGCCAGGAAGGTTGGCAAGAAGGTAAAGAAGAAGGCGTATTGATGCAGATATCGATACCCTACACGCCGCGCCCTTTGCAGGCACAGCTGCACAAGGAACTCACCAGCCACAGGTGGGCCGTAGTTGTCTGCCATCGCCGCTGGGGCAAGACTGTGATGGCGATCAACCATTTGCTGCGCGATGCGATACTGTGTCAGAAGCAGTCACCGAGGTTTCACTACATAGCGCCCACCTATCGGATGGCGAAGATGGTGTCCTGGGACTATGTACATCAGTTTGCCGGCGGCATACCGGGGGTTAAGTTCAACGAGACGGAGTTGAGGTGCGACCTGCCTAACGGCTCCAGGGTATCGCTTCTCGGCGGCGAAGATCCGTCGAGACTGCGCGGCATATACTCGGACGGCGTGGTTATGGACGAGGTTGCGGACATGCCCGAGAGCGTGTTCCCCGAGGTAATCAGGCCGGCGCTGGCCGATCGCGGTGGCTATGCGATCTTCATTGGCACGCCACGCGGGCACAATGCGTTCTATGACTTGTGGCAGATGGCGAATGAGGAGCCCGACTGGTATCGCTCGATGTTCAAGGCATCCGAGACGGACATCCTGGCGGTAGAGGAACTCGCAGCGGCCAGGGGGGCGATGACGCCAGAACAGTATGACCAGGAATTTGAATGCTCCTTTATCGCGGCTGTCCCGGGTGCGATATTTGGCAAGGAGATACAGACGCTCGAGGAAAAGGGGCAGATCACCCATGTGCCGTATGACGCAGCGCTGCGCGTCGACACCCATTGGGATCTCGGCATCGGTGATGCAACTTCCGTTTGGTTTACGCAGTCGGCAGGCCGTGGCGCTATACATGTCATTGATTTCTTTGAGGCACGCAGCGAGGGCCTGCCGTTCTATGCGCGCATTCTTGACGAGAAAGGTTATCTCTACGGCAAGCACAACGCACCGCACGATATCGAGGTGCGCGAGATGGGCACGGGCAAAAGCCGCCGGGAGACGGCCTGGGACCTGGGAATAAATTTCAGGGTAGTGCCCAAGCTTCCTCTCGAGGATGGCATCCACGCCGGCAAGATGCTGATACCCCGCGCCTGGTTTGACAAAGAGAATTGCAAGCAGGGGCTCGAAGCGCTGCGGTTTTATCACCGCGCCTATGACGAGCGGAACAGAACCTACCGCACTTCGCCGAAGCATGACTGGTCGAGTCACGCCGCAGACGCCTGGCGCTACGCAGCGGTAGGCATGCGCGACAATAATCACGAGGGCAAGGCTCCACAGATACTGGCGCACGCTGCCTACAACCCGCTGCAAACCTACCAGGATCAACCAGTGATATGACAAAGCTCCCACACCAAAGATTGATATGACAAAGCTCCCACACCAGAGGGTGCTATGACAAAGCTTCCACACCAGAGGTTGCTATGAGCTTTATGAAGCCAAAGATACCGCC